AGAAAAATCGACTTTGTAACGCAGTTCGCCCGTAACTGGGAAGCGTTACAGGAAGTTATGGGTATTACACGCCCTATTGAGAAGCCGAACGGCACAGAACTCACGTCAAAGTACGCAGAGGGTGAGTTACAGGACGGAAAAGTCGGCGAGGGTGAGTTTATTCCCCGTTCCCACTTTACCGTAAAAGAAAAGCCGTATGCAAAGATTACGGTTGAGAAGTATGCAAAAGAGGTATCTATCGAAGCAGTCGCAGAACACGGAGAGGAAGCGGCTATCAACATGACAGACGAAGAGTTTCTTGTCGAGTTGCAGGAAAACGTGACCGGCAGATTTTACGACTACCTCAAGACAGGCACAATGACATTCGAGGAAAAGACTTTTCAGATGGCTTTCGCTATGGCTCTTGGCAAGGTGAAGGACAAGTTCAAGAAAATGCACAGGAACGTTACCGGAATTGCGGTATTTGTAAATACACTTGACTTGTACGCATATCTTGGCAGTTCCGAAATTACCATGCAGACGGCTTTCGGTTTTACCTATCTGAAAAACTTTCTCGGCGCAGAACTGACTTTCGTTTCCAGCGAGATTCCGAGAGGGCAGATGATTGCAACGCCTATCAATAATATTGTTTCCTACTATGTAAATCCACAGAACAGCGGATTTGCAAAACTTGGATTGCATTACACCACAGATGGCGTGACAAATCTGATTGGTTTTGCGGTAGCAGGAGATTATGACCGAGCAACAGGCGTTTCATATGCTCTGATGGGCTTTACACTCTTTGCAGAATACATTGACGCTATTGCGGTTGTAACAATCAACCCAAACAGCACAAACCCGGAATCTGAAAATGTTACCCCGGTAACTCCGACGGCAAAAACCGCAAAAGCGGCAAAAGAGAGCAATCTCTCATAAGGAGTAGGCATGTACGCAGATTATACCTATTACCAAACTGAATACGGCGGAAAAATGTCTGCGGACGATTACAAGCGATTTAGTCGGAGGGCAGAACGCAGGATTGACGGCATAACCGGAAATAAACTGCAATTTGCCTTTCCGACCAATGAGCGAGACGTGGAAGCGGTCAAGGATTGCGTTTGTGAAATGGCGGACTTCCTTTATCAGATTGACAGTTACAATGCCGCCGCTATGGAGAGCATGGGAACGGTGGCGCAGGCTGACGGGACGGTAAAGGGCAAGGTTATAACGTCCATTTCAAGCGGTTCTGAAAGCATTGGATATTCTGCCGCTGGTTCTGCCAGTACCGCCACAATGGAGGCGGCAAAAGATAAGAAAGTGGCTGACGCTATGGTGTATGGTATTGTGCGTGACGGTTTGGGCGGCGTGCCGGACGCAAACGGTGTCAATCTTCTGTATGCCGGAATCCCCTACCCACGCCGCAATGCCCCGATAAGCAGGCCGCCGGAGGATAAGCCAGTGGATAAGCCAACGGAGCCAGAGGAAAGCGAGGGCGGCGAATAATGGGAACTATATCACAAATGGCTGAAAAGTGCCAGAAATGCCCCAAGAGGGATAAATGCGACTACAAAAAAATGTGTGCTTGTGCATACATTGATGAACCGCAGATTGCCAGAGAAGCCGGTATCAGTGCCGGAGTGAGCGCGGCGGCTCCTGCTTTGCGTGAAACCATGCAAATCAATGTCGGCGGCGTAATGACTACCGTTTACAAAGATGAAATTGAAAAAGAGATATACAAGGCATTACGTGAGCCTTTTATGTTGAATTACGGAGCGTGACCGCTATGGGAATAGGCTATGTTGACAGCGTTGTTGTCTATAATCGGTACATAAACGGTCTGATGGAAACCGAAACATATTTCGGCACACGGTTTGATAATGTGCGGATTGAGTTCACGCAGGAAGAAAACCAGACCAGGGCAGGAAAAGAGAATGTAAGTACTTGTCTACTGAAAATCAAAAATAACAGCACACTTCCAAAGCCATTCAAAGACCCTAAAAAGTGGGAAAAGCTGACTACGGAAGAAATGCTTGAATACTTCACTCTGAATACTGGCGGTGATTTCTTTGTTATCGTAAAGCGAGAAGGACTTAACCTTGACATTGAACCCCCTACTGGATTGATAGAAAGCAGTACAAGTGAACTTTACAACGGTAATTTCTTTGAGTACATGAAAGCGAATTACGGTTATGTGTATTCTTTGAATAGCTTTGCACAGCTTGATTTGATTCCGCATTTCCAAGTGGGTGGATTGTAATATGGCTATGCGTTCAGCGTTGATACGGTGGACGTTTATACCTTAATACCAAGATTTGAAATAGGAGGAAAATAATAACTCCAGAAGAATTTTATAAAAGAATGGCAGAGTTGGCAGAAGATTATGACATAGAAGACGGCCATTACACAATGGATATGCTTATGTGTGAAGTTCTTAAATCTCTTGGGTACGAGAAAGGTATTGAAGTGTTTGAAAATGTAGACAGATGGTATGCATGATGAAGGGAGTAGCCTATGCCCGAAGAAATCAAAGAACGCCTGTCAAAAACGGAATATGATTTGGAATTTAGCAAAATAAATTTTGAAAAGTTAAGTAATATTAAACCGACAGAAGATAACAGGGAATATAAAATCACCACAGGAGAACTCCCAGTAGAATTATTAAAGGCAGGTGTAAGTTATGGCAGAAGAGATAAAAGAAAGATTATCGAAAACGGAATATGATAAGGTCGGGGAAATGCTGCTGGAACTGATTGCGGAGTGTCCGTTTATTCCAAAGGACGCAAAGATTAAGTACAACTCTAAAGATGTTGGAAAGTGCGTGTATATCATAACTGCCGGGGGCGGAATAAAAAAATGGGACATTTCCGGAGGGTTTACGGCAGAGCTTAATATCCAGCTTGCCTACCAGAGCTTTCCAACCGGAAACGGACAGATGATAAATGCACAGTCCGTTTTGGATAATATTGCTGGCTGGCTGGAAGATGTAGAAAATCTTCCAAAATTAACAGGAAACAGAAAAATAACGAAGTTTACCGCAAGTGACAGTTTTTCAGCCGTTGAAGAAGTCGAGGGTGACAAAGCAACTGTCTATGTATCAAATGTGGTAATGGAATATCGAAAGAAAGGAGCATAAAATTGAAAAGACATGAATTACAGCATTTTGTAGATATAGCGATGGATAAAACGCTGTCAAAGACAGATTATCACTTGCTTGGAGAAGGTATAGCGTCTTTATCAGAAGAATTTAATGCAGAAGAGGAAACAGAACAGTGGATTAATCAGAAAAACGGCACAACTGATACGAAATCCTATACGCCTTCCATTTCTGTCGAAATTCAGGACGTGGACCAGGAAGATGTAGCACTTGCTGAATGGATTAATAATCTTGTAGATACTCTCCCGACTGGAAGCGAGGCAGTATCATCTTATGTCCGAGTAAGAATAAAAGGAGAAGGGCCATCTTATCCTGCAGTACAGCGTATGTGCACGATTACAGTTGGAAATACAGGAGGGGACGCAGGAGCCAATGTGACAAACTCTATTACACTTGGTGGACGCGGCGATGGTATCACGGGAACGTTCAATGCAGAAACCAAGAAATTCACAGCAGGAGGAGCTTCGGGAGCCTCTTTGGATAAATCGAAATCATTAAGCGATTAAGGAGGGAATATGGATAGTTTACGCATTGATAATGGTCTGAAAAAGATTGAGGTGAATGACGCAGGGGAATGCATAGAATTTTCTGTTTTGGACAATGGCTTTTTCAGGGGATTTTCAGAATTGATGCAATGGTTTGATGGGAAAAACACCCAGGGAAACATTAAGGACATAGAGGAGCAGGCCGGGAAAGTTGTTTCTGACAATGGGGATGGAATCAACCATGAAGCACTTAGCAATGTCCTTGATATCCGGGATAAGGTAAGTAAAGAGGCCTGTGAAAAGATTGATAATATTTTCGGTGTCGGGGCATCGAAAAAGATTTTCGGAAGTATCATTCCAGATATGTATTCAATTGCGGAGTTTTTTGAAAAGATTGCTCCGTTTATTGAGAAGTATGCAAAAGAGCGAAATCAGACTATTAACAGGAAGTATAGCAAGGGCAGGAAGGGTTCTAAAAGCTGATGTTCAATATCATGCTTGACAGACTTCCAACAGAATACAAAGGTTATCCCATCAACAGCGATTTCCGCATAGGAGTACAGATGTTTCAGGCTTTAAGTGACAATGGATTAACTGACATGGAAAAGATGTCTATATCCTGTGCGCTGTTGTTTGATGTGGAGGGCGCCGAGGAATACCCCGACATGACGACCATGCAGGAGGGCATACAGTGGTTTTTATCTGACTGGTATACGGACAACCCTGTCAAGGGCAAGGAAGAACAGAAAAAGGATATGGACTATGATGTAGACCAGTGGCGCATCTTCTCTGCCTTTTTGGCACAATTTGGGATAAATTTGAATACTGTTGATATGCACTTTTGGGTGTTTATGGGGCTTTTGTCCACACTGGAAGAATGCGCTTTTACTAGAATTGTGGATATCCGCACAAAGAAGATTGACCCGAAGTTGAAGCCGTCCGACAAAACAGAACTTAAAAAGGTCAAAGAACGTTATGCACTTGAGAGCGTAGAAGATTTCCAAATGTCTCCGCAGGAGCAGGCGGAATATGACGCGTTTATGAAATATGTGAAGAAAGGAAAGGAGCAGTGAAAGATAAAAAAATAGGAATATATACCATGCAATGTGGAACGCAGTGCGTTGGATGCGATTACCCAATACATTTTGATACATATACAGGATGCTCTTTTGCCTGCTCATATTGCTTCGCAAACGAAAAGCCGAATAAAAACATTGTTGCACCTACAAACGGAGGAATTAACGCTTTGCGTCTATTTATCAGTGGCAAACGGACAAGTGAAACGAGGTTCTGCGACTGGAGTATACCCATACACTGGGGTTCGACGAGCGACCCATTCCAACCGATAGAAAAGACGGAGTGCAAAACCCTTGAATGTCTGAAATTGCTTGCAGAAACAAAATATCCGTTTATCATCAGCACAAAAGGAACGCTGATAGCAGAAGAACCTTATGTAAACCTTATTTCGAGATGCGAGTGTGTCGTGCAGATTTCCGTCGCTTGTAAGGAATATGACTCATTAGAAAGCGGCGCGCCAAAGTTTGAAGAGCGCGTAAAAACGGTTGAAAAGTTAAACAGTAAGGCTAAAAGGGTAATCATAAGGATTCAGCCATATTTCCCGGTGTACTTTTCTGAAATCAAAGAAAATCTCAAGGTTTTTTCGGATGCAGGAGCATACGGAATTATAATAGAGGGATTCTCCACGAGAAGAAAGAAGAAATGTACAGACGGAATGGAATGGAACGGTAGCAGGTATCAGTATTCGGTTGAGATTCTTTCAGAACATTTCAAAGAAATAAAGAAAGAAGCGCATAAGTGCGGACTTAAATTCTTTTGCGGCGAAACAAGACTGCAATTTCTTGGAGATGATTTGACCTGTTGCGGGACGTTAGGACTTAGTAATTTTGTTCCAAATAAATACAATTTGCCACATATGGCCTATGACAAGAATTATCCTGCGCCAACAAAAGCAATGAAGCGTCCGGGAACTGCAAGGCCATTCCGAAGTGTCAATCAGAGCACAGAATGGTATAACAAAATAAAAGACGCGAGTTTTGAAGAAATGATGAACGATAACAAAGAATATGTAGACTGGCTCAGAGATTTAAAGGAGGTGTATGGATAATGTGTACGAATATGGGTGGAAAAGGGAAGACGGGGGGGACAAAAAGAACTTCTCAGAAGCCGAGTAAGCCATCATATTTTAAAGAATCAGAAAAAGCTGTTCAGTTGCAGGCTAATTTTCAACGGAGAGATACAGGAAAAGAATATTCTAAAATGGTGTGGGTTCCAAAATCCCAGCTTACAGATGATGGAAGACCATCAAGATGGATTGAGGGACAGAAACAGGACCAGGAAGGTTCTTATGTAATGTCCTGGCAGGATTCAAAGGGAAAGAAATTTGGTTCTGGCATGACCCAAAGAGAAAAAGAATATGCACAGAACAGGCAGAAAAGATTTGAGTCGGGTGCAAAATCTTATAATGATTTGCTTGCAAAGGCAAAATCAATGGGAGTTAAGGGAGTCCGGGTTGGAATGAAGAGAAAAACCATTCTGAAAAAAATAGAAGAATTTGAAAAGAAAAAGAAATGATTGTTTACCGACACGTAAATGGAGCGTGCCGCTAACCTGAAAAAGCTACGGGCAGGGAATAAAGACATCTCTGCTATGTGGAGGTGTCTTTTTATATGGCAGGATATGACGGAAGTATAAGAATAAACACGCAATTAAATACGAAAGATTTTGAAAAGGGCTCAAAGAGTCTTATTTCCGGAATAAAAAGCATTGGAAACAGCCTCAGAGGGATTATAGGTTCTCTTGGATTTGGTCTCGGAATAGCAGGATTGGTTGCGCTTGGAAAACAGGCTATTGATACAGCCAGCGATATCCAGGAAGTGCAAAATGTCGTTGATACAGCCTTTGGCAGCATGTCTTATAAGATGGAGGAGTTTGCTCAAAATTCTGTAAAACAATTTGGCATCTCTCAATTATCTGCAAAACAATTAGGCTCTACTTTTATGGCTATGGGGGCCTCTATGCTTGATAATATGGAAAAGTCCAGCGACATGGCAATAAATTTGACGGCGCGTGCGGCTGATATGGCTAGTTTCTATAACAAAAGTATAGAAGAGACCTCTTTTGCCTTAAAGTCTATATATACCGGAGAAACAGAATCTTTAAAAGAATATGGCGTTGTAATGACTCAGGTTAATCTCCAGGAGTTCGCAAGGCAGCAGGGGATTAACAAGAGCATCCAAGCCATGACACAGGCAGAAAAAGTGGAGCTGCAATATGCTTATGTCATGCAGCAGACTGCACTTGCGGCCGGGGATTTTGCAAAGACTTCCGATAGCTGGGCAAATCAGACAAGAATACTGTCGGAGCAGTTCAAAGAATTGCTATCTATCTTGGGTTCTGGGCTTATCACCGTCCTCACACCTGTCATTAAATTTCTGAATACAGTGCTTACTATGCTTATAGCGATTGCGAAACAAATCGGAGCCGTTTTGTCGAGTTTGTTTGGCATAAAAATCCCAACAGCAGATTCCGGCAAGTTTGCATCGGATTTATCCGCAGCGGCAGGAGGGGCGGACGACCTGGCAAATGGAATGGATGCAGCTGGAAAGTCGGCAGAGAAAGCCGGGAAAGCCGCAAGCAAAGCCCTTGCCCCATTCGATAGGCTG